CAGGTGGTGGCGGTGTGTTGATTGATCCCAGTGTTTTGGGACCCAATAATAGGATTCACAGCATTGTTATTGACGCATTTACTCAAATCAATCTTGGTGGTATCGGCGTCAAAGTCATTGGCAAAGGTTACATGCAGTTGGTGAGTTTTTTCGTTAACTTCTGCCAGTTTGGCTTGCTGTGCCTTGATGGTGGTCACGTGACTGCATTGAACAGCAATTGCAGTTTTGGCAATTATGCACTTTGGAGTCAAGGGCACAGATATCTTGAAACCACTGATAGCCCTGTGGCTGTAAATCAAACTTGGGCCACAAATGGTGTCAGTTCTGATTTTGTCACAACTGGGGGTACTTATGTTTTGCCAAATCAATTCAGTGAATTGGAAGTGCAATTTTTAGACGCTGCGACACCCTTGCTGCCTACTGTTGATTACACAGTATCAAAAGGTGTAACAGCGGGTGGTTTGCCTTGTTCAGTTATTAGCTTGAAGTCTTTGCCCATAGCTGGCCGTCAATTGCGAGCCAGGATCAAGTTTGGCTCCTTGATTGAAGCCAGCGGCTATACCATGAGCTATGCTGGTGCTGGCTTGGATTATGCCAAACTCAGCCCCAGTCAAGATGGCAGTGGCTACGCTGATCCCAACAAATATACTATTGCACTAGCTGGTGGACGTGTATTCCATACCACAACTGACGAAAGCGGAGACTTTTATGTGGGGGCTGTGACACCCAATCCAGCGTTTCAAGTTGGCGGATTGACTATTGCCAATGGCGGAGGCAGTTATAACGTAGGGGATACATTGAATTTCAGTACCCCAGCCAACGTTAACAGCACCTATGCTGTGCCCACAACACTTAAGGTTTTGAGTGTGTCCAGTGGTGTTATTACAAGTGTTGCGATTCTTATTCCTGGATACTATCTACTTTCGGCGCCAGGTAGCACAACAATTGGCAGTTTGCCCACAAATCCCATTAGTGCAACGTCAACAAGTGGTGGTGGATCGTCAGCTACTTTTAACTTCGTGTGGGAGAAACCTCCTGCCAGACCCAGTTTCCGCATAAATCAGAGACGAGGTGCTATTGATGGACGCAGCTTTTATCAAAGCATCTTTGGATTTATGACTCCCTTTATACTTGCTCTTTCACGCAAAGGATCTTAACATATGCCTGCACCTATTTTTAACTTTCGTAATGTCAAAGTTAGAGTTACAAATGATCAACCCACAACCATTTACAAAGTTTCAAGTTACGATCAAACTATTCCCAACACAACATTGCCTCCAGGTGTAGATCCAACTGAAGTCAGTATTGTGTTGTTGACTGTTCAATGCAGCAACATTACAGGCAGTGTCAGCAGTCCTACTCTACGGAAAACCATCAATCTCAGTGTATGGATTGATAATCCTCCTGATCCAGCCTATCTACCCACTGGTAGACGTTACCTTGTTAACAATTACACAATTATTCCCAACAACGCTTTTGACCCCTTGAATGGCAATTTGATCATGAGCAGCGGAGATACCTTGGTTGTACAAGTAAGTAATCCTCCAGCAGAAACAACCAATACCAGTACTGATAACTGTGTTGATGTTGTTGTAAGCCTATTGGAAATTGCCAATGCGACTGCCAATTAAGGACTAAGCATGCCAAAGCTACTTGATAACCGCGTTGTTGGATCAGCTGATCTTATTGATGTGCAACTGGAAGGTGTTCCAGCTGGCTTGGTATTGAAAGTCTCTGCCAACGGAGAGCAATTCTTTTTTGGGCAACAAATTGGACCACCTGGGCCTCCAGGTATTATTGGCACAGCAGGGAGCCCTGGCCCTCAAGGACCACCAGGAGATGACACATTTGTTGTTGGTCCACCTGGTCCTCCTGGTCCTCCTGGTATAGGAGGAGGAATTCCTGGAAGCCCAGGAGTTCAAGGACCTCCTGGACCAAACAAAGGACCTCCTGGCGATCGAGGTCCTAATGGTGATACCGGGCCAACAGGCCCACAAATAACTGATCAACAACACTATGCAGCAGTTTTCAGCACTGCTGGTCCACAAACATGGACAGCGCCACCTGGTGTTAGGCGTGCTAGAATAACACTGATCGGTGGAGGGGCTGGGGGAACGTTGGGCATTTATGTGCCTCCAGGTTCAGTTCCACCTACAGAAGGTGGTCAGCTGGGGCCTGGTGGAATTGGTGGAGGTGGAGTACCTGGGGAGTAACCGGGGCTAGGCCCCGGTTACGGATAAGGCCAAAATAGGTAAATGAGCGGAACAGTTGGGGTGTAACAATGGATAGCTATAGAGGATTACTGTTATGAGTGGAAGCATTGGCGGCTGGTTTACTGGCCTGGCTGGAGGCTCTGGAGCAATTTTAAGGCTGTGGGTAGATATAATCCCAAATGCCACCTATAATCTTCAAGTTGGTGCTGGAGGTCAAGGGCAAACATCTGCCACAGTTCCTCCAACAAATGGAGGCAACACTACTATGAGCGGACCAGGTGGAGTATTTTATTCTGCTGGAGGCGGCGTAGCAGTGAGTGGAGGCAATGCAGGCACGACACCAAACATAATTTGGCCCTTGGTAACTGGATCATATCTCCATGGTTTGGCAGGTGCAGGAGGCGATCCCACTGAGCCAAATCCTGCAGGGTCAAATGGCTCAGCTGGCCTTATTTTGATTGAATGGATTAACTAATGCCTCGCTTACTTGATAACCGTATTGTTGGCCCATCACGAGACGTTTTGACTACAACATTATATGGGGCGCCTGCCGGGTATGTGTTACGAGTATCCCCCACAGGAGATACACTTGTGGTCACAACCCCAGGTGGCCCACTAGGTCCTCCAGGTCCTCCTGGCCCCGCTGGACTAGCAGGGCCTGTTGGGCCACCTGGAGCCAGCAGTGCATTAGTAGGTGATACAGGTCCCCCAGGTCCTCCTGGTCCTGCAGGAGGACCTCCTGGTCCTGCAGGTTTAACTGGACCAACGGGACCAGGCGGGGGACCAGTGGGTCCTCCAGGACCGCCTGGAATTACTGGACCTATTGGGCCGCCTAGTGGCAATCAAGATATAAATGCAGCACAACTTGTGTCTCCTGGTGTATGGACAGCACCCCCAGGTGTGTTTTCTGTTAAGCTGACACTTATTGGAGCAGGAGGAGGCGGGAGTTTGCCCGTGAGTCAACTGCCAATTGACTTTGTCAATGAACAGATCACTAATTCTCAACCTGGTTGGACAATACAAGGTATTCCTGGCAGCAGTGGTGGCGTAAATGAACAATGGGTAACTGTGCAGGGCGGACAAAATTACAATGTCACAATAGGAGTTGGGGGCAGTGGAGCTAGAATATCTGGAGGTGGGGTGTACCCCAATGAAAATAATATTCCAGTATATTATCCACAATATGTAGTCGTTCCACCAAGTCCTGGCACCCCCACGATATGGAGTGGTCCAGGCAGTCCCACAGTCGTAGCAGGCGGCGGTCCATCGGCGCCTGCGGCACAGGCAGGAATTGCAGGTAATCCTGGAGTGAATTCACCCTTAAGTGTGGGATTGGGTGTGGCAACAGTCTATGGATTTGGGGCCGGAGCAGAACAACAGGGCGGCCCTGGTGCAGCACTTATAGAATGGATTTAAAAGATGCCAAAACTTCTTGATAAGCGTATAATAGGCGGGTCTGCAGACGTCCTGAATACAATACTGATTGGTGTGCCTGCTGGATTACCCCTTATAGTGGCGCCAACAGGCGCCGCTTTGCTGTTGGGTCCAGCCACAAGTTTTCCAGGCGTAAGGGGGCCTACAGGGCCTACAGGATTGGGAGGAGCGCCAGGATTTGGTGGATTTCCTGCCCCTCCAGGTGTAAAAGGTGCCACTGGGTCTGCTGGGCAGCCTGGCCCATTAGCAGGACCACCAGGCACACTAGGGGCAACCGGGCCAGTAGGTGGCGCTGGCCCGACCGGAGACCCAGGGGCAACAGGAACTCTTGGTTTTCCAGGACCCCAAGGGACAGGCCAAAAATTAGCAGTAGCTGTCTTTTTGTCTCCCAGTACATGGGCTGTGCCTGCTACAACTACTAATGTAAAAATCACAACTGTGGGCGGAGGAGGAGCAGGTGGTTGGGGAGCAATTTATACAACACAGGATTACACAGGTGCTGACGGCGGCTATGCTGATGGTCCCACTATAAAACTAATTGGAGGCAAGGGTGGACCAGGTGCTGCTATAGAAACATGGATACCGGTCACGGCAGGCAGTAATTTGCAAGTAATAGTTGGAGGTGGTGGGGCTGCTAACATTAGTAATTCTGGAAACCCTGGCACGCCCAGCCAACTTTTGGATCAAAGTGGAATAGCCCTTGTTACAGCAGGTGGTGGAAGCGGCGGCCTCAATGCCAACATCTTCACACCCGGTGCCAATGGTGCGAGAGGAACTGCCACCAGCATAGGCCCGCTGGTTTACTTGAATGCTGACTTAGGCCTTAGGTTTGGTTACGGGGGCGTGGGCCGAGACGATACATCAGCATCAGGTGGACAACCAGGTGCAGTTCTTATAGAATATGTTGCTGTAGGTCCTTAACGCAGTGCTGGACCAGTTAACCAAGCCACCAAAGTGCGGCGTAAACCATTTGTAACTGGGGTAACCCTATGCAGCACAAAGCTGGGAAAAACGGCTACAAGGCCTAGATCCTTGCTAATGGTTTGTGGATCAGCGCCCAACTTAACTTGTAGATTTCCACCTTCATACTCACAGGGATCGCTCAATTGTAAAACTACACTGAGTTTTCGAGGACCGTGGTTTGTTGAAGTGATGCCACTGTCAATATGCCAGGTGTAGTGACCCTCATCCTCCCCGTAGTATTCAGTGTATTGTAGGTGTTCACCAAATCCCCACAAATCAAAGCGAAAATGCTGGCCATTTAAATTACGAGCAATATTACCCAAGCGTTGATAAATCCAATCAGTGTCAGGACTGGCTTCAATCCAACTGGTTTTGCTTTTGCGTATTTGTTCATAATTTTGAGCGGGATCAAATCCACCAATTACCGCTTTTCCTGGCTGTCTAGCCTGCCCCAATTGAATTATCTTTTTTATATCATCTCCTGAAAATCCATCTTTCCAGGTTGCTACGTTTGCCTCACCAGCGCCAAAGCTGGGACTTGGTAAAAATTGATAAATTGACACTCTGTTGCTCCCTTTGATTTGAACTATACAAGGGCCTTTGTTTCTCTGCAATAAATAGATTTATGAGAGCAATGGATTTAGATAGTGCTGGCTATTACAGCCCAGACCAAGATCATTATACTATGCAAAATCAGTATGACCCGCGTCGACCCAAGATTACAATCGCACATTTAAATCAAATGAAAAGAATGCGTAGTGCCAAGAAATTGGAAAATCTTGTGCGCAGAGATCTTTTGGGCCTGTTGTATGGCGCTCCCTCTGCTGAAGGCGGCGGAATGCCAGGCATGTAGTCTAAAATTGCCTTATTTTCCATATAAATCCAAGTTATTCTTCAACTCCTTCTAAATAAACACAGAGTCTATCAACTTTACCAAAGGAGACAAACTATGGCTAATAGCAAGCTGTTGAAGGTAATGGATTACCTTATCAACGAGCAAGAAGACAAGGCTCGTGACCTGTTGCACCAAATCTTCATTGAGAAGGCCCGTGCAATTCACGAGGAAATGCTAAGTGACGAAGAGCATGAAATGGGCGGGGACGAGGGCGAAGACCTCGGACACGACATTAGAGCTCACAAAGAAGAAATTGAGAGTGAAGAGCATTATGGCGACGGCACAATGGAAGATGTTGACCTCGATGACGCGGTTGAAGATCTCACAGTAAGTGCTGGAGATGATGAAGATGCTGACGATGTTGATGTTGACGTGGAAGACGATGACATGGACATGGATGCTGAAGACGACATGGATGATGAAGAAATGGATGCTGATGAAGCTGAAATGGATGCAGACATGGCCCACGACGAGGAAGCTGAAGGCGAGCGTCTAAAAGACATTGAGCAAGCAATTGAAGAATTGACTGCTGAATTTGAAGCTATGAAAGCCGAACTACATGGTGAACATGGTGATGCAGATAGTGACGAAGAAACAGTAGACGAAGGCTGGATGGACAACACTGACGACCTTGATGAATCTTATGGCGACAGCGGACAGACTCCAAAAGGCACACGTTACAAGTTCTCTGCCACTAACGACAAAATTACTATTGAAGGCATGCCTTATCGCATCCAGTCTGCTGGCGGATACGGAAGTGTGGAATATGAAATTGATCGGTTTAACATCAGCGGTGCACAAGGTGGTGAATGCGAGGTTTACGTAGATGATGGCGACGATGACGAACCCGACAGCTTGTTCTCAGGCACAGAAGAAAAGTGCTGGGATTATGTGATTGACCAGCTTGGCGGTAGCCCTGGGTCAGGCGACCTTGATGAAGACTATGATGATCTTGATGAAGCCATTGCCCTCGATACAGTTCATGTAGACGCCAAAAAGTCTGCTGAAGTTGGCGCTGGTAAATTTTCCCGTTCTGATGTCAGCAAGCATAGCCCAGTGCCCAAAGGAGTTCAAAGCCCTGTTCCAGGTGCCAAGCCAGTTGTGACAGGCAAGGGATCAAAGGCTGATGGATATCATCTTCAATCTGCCCCCACAAGTGCCAGTATGAACTTGTCCAACCGTCGCAAGAAGGCTAGTGAAGACATGACTCATGTCAGCAAGGAAGGCAGCACAAAGGCCATGTTGAACAAAGATCGTTCAGAAGGTTTTGGCGCCGCCAACGTTCGCAGCCCACTGGGCAGCACCGGCACAACACCAAAGAAGTAATTTATCAACAAGAAATTATGCTGTAACTCAAAAGGTTACAGCATAGTTCTTTGAAAAAACACTGGTTTCTTACTGGAAATCCAGCTGTTTCAGATAGTGTTGTTAAATATTGTTACTACGAAACTAAACAGGAAACAAAAATGGTCTCAATTCTGCAAGAACACTTGCATTTTGATGATGCACAAATGAAGGTTGTTACCGAAGCCATAGAAGGTGGTCATAAAAACCTCTTCATGGAAGGAATCTTCATTCAAGGCGGAATCAAAAATCATAACGGAAGAGTCTATCCTGTAGACGAGATTCGCAAAGCCGTAGAGCTAGTAAATTCAAGCATATCCAAAGACAATGGGGTACCTGGTGAACTGGATCATCCACAAGAGCTTCAAATTCATCTAGATCGCGTAAGCCACAGCATTCAAAAAATGTGGATAGACGGTCCCAATGGCCTTGGTAAGTTGAAAGTATTACCAACACCTTGCGGTCAAATTGCAAAAACCTTGCTTGAGAGTGGTGTAAAACTTGGCGTTTCATCACGTGGCTCAGGCAATGTCGATCCCTATGGGAACGTTTCAGATTTTGAAATGTTAACAGTCGACATAGTGGCCAAACCTTCAGCCCCAAGTGCATATCCTGTGCCTGTATATGAGGCTATGTATCACAGAAGGCTCGGCAGCAACATCAGAGACTTGGCAGAAAGCGTGCGTCATGATGAGAAGGCTCAAAAGCATCTCACCAAGACCCTGCTCCGCTGGGTTAACGAGTTGAAGATTTAACAAGGAGACGCCAGTCCTATGGAAAAACAACTACAAGAGCTCCTGGAGAACGAAGTGCTTGGCCCCGAAGCCAAAACTGCCCTTCAGGAAGCATTCACAAACAAGCTCAAAGAAGCTGAGACAAAGCTCCAAGAAAGTTATGCTCATCGCTTCGAGCACGAGCGCGGATTGCTTGTGGAAGCCATGGACAAGATGTTGAACGATGTTGTGAGAAAAGAACTCAGTGAGTTCTCTCAAGACAAGCAAGCAGTAGCAGCCAAAAAGGTGCAGCTCACCCGTGCTGTTAGTGAGGCAAAATCCACTTACAACAAAAAGCTGGCCCAACATGTGAAAATGATGGAACAGTTTATGCAAGGTGAAATCCGCAAGGAAATTACTGAGTTCAAAGCCGACAGAAAACAGTTGGCCGTTCAACGCAAATCTATGGCTACCGAACTGCTGGAGAGTAAGAAAAACGCTCAAGCAGCCCTCGAAGCTAAAATTGGCAAACTGGAGAACTTTGTTCTTCAGCAATTGTCAGAAGAAATTTCCGAATTTCAATCTGACAAAAAGGCTCTGGTAGAGCAACGAGTCAAACTGGCAAGCGAAGCAAAGCGCAAGCTGGATGAAACCCAACGCTCATTTGTCAACAGAGCAACCACTGTGGTTGATAAAACCTTGAACGAGGTCATCAAGCGCGAGTTGGTGCAATGGAGAGACGATATCAAAATTGCTCGTGAGAACAATTTTGGTCGTAAAATATTCGAAGCTGTGGCCGCTGAATTTATGACCAGCTACCTTGCAGAAGGTACTCAAGTCAAAAAGCTCAGTGATCAACTCAAGACGCAACAAGCAGCACTAGCTGAGGCACAAAAGGCAATTCATGAGAAAGAAAATCTCTTGGAAAGCGTTCGTGCACAAAGCCGTGCAGCACAAGCTCAGCTTCAAAGAGCCCAAGTGCTCAATGAGCTGTTGAACCCCTTGGCCAGAGACAAGAAAAAGATCATGGAAAGCCTTTTGGAAGATGTGAAAACCACACACCTCAAAGAAAGCTATCACAGATACTTGCCCGCAGTGTTGAACCAAAATGCACCAGCCGCACCAAAGGCTGTGCAAGCAAAACCCAGCAGAGCTGTGGCACATTCCGGAGACCGCGTAAGTCTCGTGGAAACACAACAAAACCCAACTGAAGATCGCGATCTTCAAAATATCTTGTATTTGGCCGGTGTCGCCAAAGCACAATAAGGAGAAAATGACTATGAAAGGCAACCTTTTTGAAGCCAACTGGAATCTCACCAGAGACGCTCTCTGCGAAGGCCTCACCGGCAATCGCAAGAAAGTTATGGAAGTGGTTCTTGAGAATACCAAGCGTGACCTAAGCAGCAAAGCAGGCATCTTGTTTGAAAACGCAACACCTGGTTCAACAAGCCAAGGCAACGTTGCTACCCTAAACAAGGTTATCCTGCCCGTTATCCGTCGAGTGATGCCAACTGTTATCGCTAACGAGATCATCGGCGTGCAACCAATGACAGGTCCCGTTGGGCAAATCCACACCCTGCGTGTGCGTTATGCCGACACATACCCCAATCCAGCAGTAGCTGGTGGCGTGATTGCTGGTACTGAAGCTCTCAGCCCATTTGACATTGCTCGCTTTTACAGCGGTAATGGCGATGTGAACAACCCTCGCGGTGCTGCTGCTGCAACACTTGAAGGCACAGCTGGCAAGAGACTAAACATCCAGATCTTGAAAGAGACTGTGGAAGCCAAGACCCGCAAGCTCAGCGCTCGCTGGACTTTCGAGGCTGCACAAGATGCACAAGCCCAACAAGGCATTGACATCGAAGCTGAGATTATGGCTGCTCTAGCTCAAGAAATCACAGCTGAAATTGACCAAGAGATCCTAAACAGCCTGCGCAACCTAGCTGGCATCACTCTCACATACGACCAAGGCGCTGTCTCCGGCACTGCCACATTCGTTGGTGACGAGCATGCTGCTCTTGCTGTCTTGATCAACCGTGGTGCAAACTTGATTGCTGCTCGCACACGTCGTGGTGCTGGTAACTGGGTTGTGGTTTCCCCCACAGCACTGACAATCCTGCAAAGCGCAACAACTTCCGCTTTCGCTCGCACAACTGAAGGCACATTCGAAGCTCCAACCAACACCAAGTTCGTTGGCGTTTTGAACAACTCAGTTCGCGTGTATGTGGACCAATATGCTGCTGATGATACCCCTGTGCTAGTTGGTTACAAGGGTCCTGGCGAAATTGATGCGGCTGCGTATTATTGCCCATATGTGCCACTGACAAGCAGTGGTGTTGTGATTGATCCCAACACCTTCGAACCAGTGGTGTCTTTCATGTCACGATATGGTTACTTGGAACTCAGCAACGTAGCAAGTTCACTTGGTAATGCTGCTGACTACTTGGCTGGCATCGCCATAAATACTGCGAATTTGAAATTTTTGTGAGCAATATCAAAGGGTTACGTAATGTGCCCTTTGATACATAGACTTTCATGCAAAAAGCCCGGCAATGCCGGGCTTTTTTCTTGTGTTAAAAGATATCCCATCCCTGTGCTTTAAGCCTTTCATACCAATCCTTGGGTAGACAACTTGTTACATCTAGCCTAAAAACCCGATACCCATTTTCTTTGGCAAGTTGTGTTTTGAGCGCATCTCGAGTTTGCATCTCCCTTAACAATAAAGTCCTCTCTTCCAATGTCATTGTCTTGTTACCATGCATCAATGGATTCCAATGATATGGTCCATCAATCTCAATTACGCAATCCTCTACAACAAAGTCAAACAATCTGTTACCAACCCTTTTATTCTTACTGTAGGCGATGTTTTTAGTGACTAAGATTTGTTCAAATTCCTGCTCTGGTTTTGTATTGAATAGTTTGGGAATAATTTTGTCAGGGTTCTTTTCAATAAAATCTAGTCTAGCTTCAGAATATCGGGCTTTTTGTTCATCAGTAGCCTTGCTGCCGCGTCGTGCAGCCCACATCTGTTCAACCTTTTGTTGCACTAGTGCAGGATCTCTAGTTTGTGCTATGTGACTCATTCTCTTTTTGAATTCGTCACTACGTTTGTAGCCTTTTTGAGGACTGCCACCATTACTCTCTAAAAATTTCTGGTAACTTTCTTTTTGCCGCTCCACAGCTTCTCTAGGCATAATTTTACCCTTGTTACCAACACCAATTTTTTGTTTGGTTTCTTCGCTGTGTTTTCTGCCAGTCCGCACTTGTTTTTGTTTGGCACGCAACTCCTCTGTCCATGGCTTCATTGCGCTAACAGGATTCCCAGGAAATTTTTCTTGATACTCTTGACTTGATAAACCATGGCTTTTGAGGTGCTTACCTACCAAGGTGCCCAATTGTCTTTTGCAGATTTGACATTCGATCATTTAACAAACTCTCCAATTTAAGTTTGTTGTATTTATAGCGATATGTCAAATAGGTTGTTTATGTATTTGGAATCTTGACGCAAGAACAAAAAAGCTGTAACAATCAGAATAATGTATTCACGGGAATAAGACTCTATGGAACGCCTGCCAGAGCTCAAAACAGAAGTTTTGCCATTCAATGGTTTGAATCTACACATGAACAAAGCCGACTTCTGGAGCAGCAAGCTACGTCTCCAAAATGACAATTGGTTGTTCAAGAAATGGTGGAAAAGCTGGAAGTCACTGGGACTGGAAGGACCAGGACTGCTGTTGGATATTGGTGCAAACTATGGTGTTGCCAGCTGGGAATTTTTGAGTCAAAGCTTCTGTAGTCAAACAATTATGTTTGAACCCATTCAAGAAAATTGTGAATGCATAATGCGTAGCTTTGCAGGCAAGGAAAGCATTTATCAAATCCACAACCAGGCAGTGAGTCAACAAAGTGGAGAAATCAGCTTTCAATACAATCCCAAACAAACTGGCACCAGCCATATTGTGGGATCAGAGCGTGGAAACCGCACTGTGAAAACTGTTTGCATTGACAGCCTTGATCTTCCCAAAATCAAGCTCATGAAAATTGATGTTGAAGGTCATGAGCTTGATGTTCTCAAAGGTGCGGCTGCCCGTATTCAACAAGACCAACCTTGGATATTCTTTGAATGCAATCACAATAATGCAGTGGAACTGCAAAAAGTCACTAATGTAATCAATTGGTTCTTGGAACATGATTATGTTCCTATTAGTAGTAGTTATCATCAAATTTTGACTGAAACTGATATCAGGGCCAGCAGCCTCGCAAGCAACAGCATCCTGGCAGGTGTGAACGATCTATTGGCTGTGCCTCGAGCCCTGCTGCCCAGCAACAGTGAGAAAGTCCATCTCTACAAAGTGTATCAGGAGCAATTGACAAAATCTGGAAAAGTCAGCTTTTGGAAAGATAGTGTGCCTTGGTTTCAGTTGAACGCTAGGGAAATGGCCAAGCTAGACAAACTGCCGGAGGAGGGAGAAACTTTGTCTCCCAGCCGCAGTAACAAAGTTTATACGCGAGAGGGAGATTTGGTTGTTTTTACAGAAAGGTTTTTTCAACAGTTTCCAGAATATCAAAACGCATTGAGTGATATCTTTACATGATCAAAGGAGCTGGACACAAATCCAGCTCCTTTGATTGTTAAAAGCCCAAGCTTTTCAAAGCGTCCTTGGCCATCTTGATGCCGTCTTCAGCAGCTTTGGCGTCTGGACCCTTGCTTGCACCACGCGGCAGCACACCCTCGCAAATCAGCGTTGCAATAACTGGGGAGATGGCTGATCCCACAGCAATACCAACACCGGCTGGTGTACCCCAGAGATATGCATTAGTAATCGTTGTGTTGATGCAATTTGACAGAGCATTGAACACAAGTGTCTTGTTCACTTGACCCTTTACCCCTGGAATCAAAAACAAGCCTTCGGTTATGATGTAACTGATACTGCAACTCAATGCCATAGTTTGTGCTGCGGAGGCAGCCTTACCAGCTTGTGATGCAAACCAGGCAACCCAGGTCATGCTGGCTGCGGTTGAATTCACAGTGCCTGGATCACCTGGAGCAGGCTTGGGAGCAAAGTAGAGCACTATACCAGTTGTGAGTGCATAGTTCAAGCCAATTCTACATGCATTAGCATCCGCCCAGGCATATGCATCTTCAGCAGCTTTGACAACTGCCTCAGCACCGTCCTTATAAAAGTCTTGTGCTAGAGCACTGCCCTTCTTCCACTCATCACTAGCAACGTTGATGCCCTGTTTGGCAGCCTCTTCGGTGTTTTTGGCAACGGTGTTGGCAACACTTGCACTCACAGCAGCAGTATTGTTAGCCAAGCTCACTGAATAATTGTAGGCATCAGACGCTGCCTTAGATGCGTCCTTATAGGCATCAGTGGCTGTGTTGGCTATTGTGTCAACAGCCTTGTCAACAGTTTTGGTAGTTTCTTTAACCACAGTGTTGCTGGTGTCAGTGACAGTTTTTGTCACACTGCTGGTGGCTTTTTTAACGTCCTTGGTGCTGGGCATTTTTATTTTCATTCTTGGTCCTTATATACATAGAGAGTTGTTGCCATCATTATAGCAGAGTCAGGACATACATTGCTACTTTGTTACTGGTGTTACTGAGGCAAAAATACTAACAAGGTAAGTAGGAAATGTATTTTTTTACACCCAATTGGCACATCAATTCTAATATTCTGTCAGCATTTGGGCTTTTTTGAATACTCAATAAGTTTCTGATAACTCTCTCGTCATCTTCTTGGTCAGCTAACAAGCTAATGTGTTTCTTGATCCACTCAAGGTCTGTTTTCACCATAAGTGGTTGTGGAAACATAGTTAAGGCTTTGAAGTATCGCATGATTTGGTTGGGATCGTCCTTGATGTTGGTTTTAGTATCAGGCAACATTCGGATACGACTGTGCTTCAAATCGGCGTATCCGCCTTGATAATCCCAAATGTGGCCATGTAAATCCATACTCATGCTGTTGATTGTCAGGTCCCGCATTTCACTGTCTGTAGCCCAGTTTTTGGCTTTTTTGAGAAAAGGTCGAGAACCTTTCAACTGTATCCTGTAACCCAAACTGGTTATTTCCACTTTGTTTTTGTCCCCATTCTGCCTAAAAACGGCTTTGATAGTGCCATGTTTGATGCCCTGTGTTTCTGCCTCAATTCCATATAGGTTCAAGAGAAACAACGTTTCGCTGGGATCTGCGTCCACTACCAAATCAATATCCCGTGGTTTTTTATGTAGCAACATGTCTCTCACTGCACCACCTACAATCCGAGTGGACACATGATGATCATGAAGAATTTTCAAAATTTGCCGCGTATTGGGATCAATAAATTGGTCCATTATTTGCATATCAACTTGTGCAACTGGCTTTGTGGGATATTGTTTCATAGGATTATTTAGAGGCTGAGGCGCCATAAGCCCTGTGTATACGTGCTCTTGGGAAAAGCTTTCCATTCTTGATTCGTCCAAAGAAACCATTTTTGACTGTATTGATTCAACACCAATGTCTGCAAAGGGCTGCTGCTGTCAAAGGCCAAAACCCATTGTGAGCCGTTGTATTCAATTATATCGTTGGCAATAACAGGGTAAATTACTTGCACAAAATCTCCAATTTGTGCAACAGAGTCTCCTGACAAAACCACTTGGTATTGAAGTGCATTCAATTGTACAATCTGCACAACACTTGCAGTTTGTGTAATGCCTGACCCAAATAGGATTTGCATGCTGCGGTTCAGGCTTAACTGGGCTTGATCAACAGGTTCTATTACCAGTTCGTGGTTGCTGACCTTACCAACTACCAGTGCCTGCACATTTGGTATTGCCTGAACATTGCCCCACGCGCCGCTTTGAAATGCAACTTCATTTGTCAACAAATATCTTTGACCAAATCTTTCCTCAGTCAAGCCAGAGCCAGGGTAAGTGCGCTGTGGATCAATAACAGCAGTGATGGGAGGAAGTTGATCTCCAGGCCAACTGGAAAGTTCGCCTTTCCAAATCAAGTAGTTTTGGTTGGTGGGATGAAAATCAATATATCCCACAATGTCAGAGTCTCTGTTGTCAAGATCATCTGTTGACAACAGCCTTATTTGGCTAGCGTTTTCTTGGAAACTGCTTTGGGGTTTTACTGCGCCATATTTGTCCAAGAGCCTCCACCAAGCCAAGGTTCCGCCCTTATATATGGTGGGCTGAAATCCCAAATCCTGGATTGGTGTGCCTTCCACGTTTTCCAAGACAATATCTCCACCAGTCATGTTCCAAAATTCAATTTGCTGATTCAAATTAAAAACTGCGTTCAAACTGGGTTCAACAGTTCGCACTCGAATCAAGTTGATTAAATCATCAATACTTGTGTTGGGTATTGTTATAGCTTGCCCATTGAACTTGAATGTAGTACCAGGTGTCAATACAGGATTTTTTCTGCCCAACACACGGGTCGGCAATGTCTGAGGATCAATCGTACTACCAGAAGGACTTTGTAGGCTGATTTCCCAGGTGTTTTCACCTGCATTGGCCATGGCAATACAGGCATCCAGAGGAGTTGTTAACACTCTACTCAGCAAAGACTGTTCGGTCCACTCCATTGTGTTGGGATCATATTCACCTTCACGTATATTTGTTACAATCTCTTGAATTATCTTTTGGAGTTTTACTTTGGCTGGTGGATTTATGAAAATTGGCACTTTGTATTCAACAGTACAAACATCAATGGGGTTTTCTGTACCAATGGGAATACTTCGACTGCTCCAAGTGATGTTTGTGGGCTCAAGGGTTGTAATAGCTGTCCAGTCCAAGGGATTGTTCGATGTTTGAATATCAATCATTCCATTATAGAGTACTTGGGTTTGCTCAATAAGCTCTTCTTTTTGGTTAAGGTTACTGGTCCAAAAGTCTACGTTGAAGGTCAGGTCAAAAGGTACAGCCATATAACGTTCAACAGTGCTTCTGTTACCTTGTGTACCTAGGTAGCGACTATTTTCTCCGTCGTATTCACGTTCAATAACGTTTTGTGTTGAAACAAGGCTTGGAGCATGACGCCGGTTGGGTGCCAAACTCATGGCTGTCAAATAGACTGAGATGAAAGGGGCTGTTGGTAATTTGTTTTCACTGTTGGCATTTGTGATGGTTTCTGCCAAACGTGAAGGGTCACCATAGCGACAAGGCACTCGCCTCAGCTTCGGGGTGCCGTCGCTGTTGATACCCATGCTTACACTGAAGTTGCTGAATGCTCGTATGACTTGAAGTCTATACTGCCGTAGCTGTTGGTTGTACCAATATTCCATTAGCTGAGAAACAAGTCCCTTTCAGCATTTCGGCGGCGGGTCAAACCTGCCAGTTCTTTGCCACCAGCTTTGTTCCATTTGGGGAACTCATCAGCAGCACCAGCATAGTCACCTGCATTGAGCTTTTTCAAGAGTGTGCTGCTACGTAAATTGCCGGCGCCTAGATTGTAAGTGAAACTCACAAGTGCGTCAAATTGGTTTTGTGTAACTGGCACAGAGACAGCACTGTTAACAGATTGCTCAAATGCTTTGACATCAGTTTTCAGATAGTCGTTGGCTTGGGACTCTGTTATAACTGACGGCACTTTAACTGCTTGACTATTGATTTTGGTTGTGCCATAACCAATAGTGGCTACACCTGCAGGACAGATATAGGCGTCCAATCGCAAGCCTTCAAAACTCTTGATAAGTGATAGACCTTTTTCGCCTGTTGTTTTACTCATGTTTGTCTCCTTTAATGCAGTGCTCGTATTTACCAGAAGCGAAAAGTCTTCTGGTAACATTCTCCGGTCTACGTTTGCTGTTTGCATTTATCAAAGTGATGCTTAAACATAACAGCTCCGCGCCCTTCTTTACCACAATGTGGGCAGGTCCTTATCACCTGAGAAGGGTGCCTGCCTTCCTCAATAAGTTTGCGGTGGATTTCTCTAGATTTTTCACCACTGTTTAAGAAGTGATGACTACCATCAGCCACCTTATTACGTTGCCTCTCCTGAGCATTTTTACGATATTCAGCTAGAACGTCTTCTGGTTTATTGTCCCACCAGTCTTTCGCATATGTATTGTTTAAAAAATTGTGTGTCCCGTCGGCTAATCTTTTGGAGGTTATTGCTCTTGATATCTCAGGGTTCAAAAACATATGACTTCTATTATCAACCTTCTCTTGTTCTCTGCGCTTGTGCCATTCTTTGTCTTGCCATGGATGGGTGCCATTCTCAACTCTTTTACGTTGAACATGGCCACCTAACATATGGTGGGTTCCATCAATTACCCTTTTTTCCTGGCCTTTGCGGCTTAATTCTGATAACATTTCAGGACTTTTATCTATGCGTAATCGTATCATATAGCATGCCATATAGTCCTTTTGTTGATAATGTATATCATAATGTTCTTGAATGCTAACTGCTCGTAAATTACTAGGATCATTATTAGTATGGTCACCATCTATATGGTGTATGTCATAAGTTCGCCCATTTTGATCTTTGGGGACAGGGCCATAATGTTGTTCATAAATTGCACGATAGTTAGACGGATTGCGATAAATACGCATTGCTGAATGCTCCTACATAGCGTTTAGAGTGGTTAGGGAATCTCACCTCCCGTGAACCACAACCGTATTTATATATCTGGATCTAGTTTGGGTTTGATAGCTGTGCGCAGGTTTTGGCGTTCATCAATCACACTACCATCTGTGAGAGTGGTTTTGTTTTTGTTGTTGATGAAGCTAGTGAGCACGCGGTTAGCGGGTAGCCACGGGGCCCTATAATTGGTCTCAACTCTCTTCCACTTTGATGCAGTCCGTTTGTATAATACAGGGGGAACATAATCTAAGCGAAGGAAATAGTCGCCTTCTTTGTTAACAGCGGGAAAACTTGTGCCAGAAGGCACAGGTTTGCTTTGGTTTGGTGGGATACCGTCTGAGTTGTATACTGAAATAGGTTGGTCTAAGTCCTCTTGAAGGATGTAAAAGTGTGTGCTTTGCCAGTTTCTGAATGCCACGTTAGCAGTAGCCTCTTCCAAAACAGCATCGTTGATGCTGATTTCTTTGTCATATACGCTAGTGATATCACCAATTGTAGGCATGCTGCCGTCAGGATTGGGCTCAGGCACAATTCCATCTCCACGATCTTCCAATTCTTTATTCAAAATGTCCTGGAACTCTTGACTGTCTGTAAGTGGTTGGCACTTCACACGCCATAGATGTGCCCACCAAGTGGGGCTAAATCCTTCTGCAGGACGTGTGCCCTCTTGGATCACGTAAAACTTGTTGATGGGCCTGCCATCCAAAGTAGTGTCGTCTCTCATGTGCAGCACTTCAAGTACATCACCACTCATTAACCGTCGGCCCAGTTGGGTAACCATTTGGTTGATATGAAAGGTTATGAAAATTGTATCTGTTGACAGGAAAAAACCAAACTGCTTCAAATCAAACTCTGTGTCAGTGACTAAGTAGTGTCCCTTGAGGCTGTAGACGTCGTTGTCATATTTTCTGTCTCTCACCTCCAAGTTCACTAAGTCTGATATGCTGAGTAAGTTGGTTTCGTCTGTGTCAGGGGTAACAATCTTGGGATCTGGATTCAGTGGCCCAACGTACTTATGGCAATAAAATTCTGTACCACCCATGTTCATGTACTGAGATGCCATGCGATCAAAGAACTTGTAGTCCTTGTTTTTCGCACCAACTCCATTCCAGAACGTCAACGGCGGCATAACATTTTCCTCATTTGTGATATTTATGATAGTCACACTCCTGACTCTTTCTTATGTTGAAAGCTGTATTACAGTCGTATTAAAACTTTAGAGCCTCATTGCATATTTGGAAAATCGTCGGCAAACTGAGATTACCAAAAGAAACTATGAAAGGAAACTTTATGGGTTTGAAAAAATTGTTGATGGCTGCTGCGTTGATGGCAATAGGTGCTACTGGTGTAGTTGCGCAACCAATAAACGGTGCTGGTGCCACTTTTCCCAACCCGCTTTATCAAAAATGGGGAGAGGAAGCGAAGAAAACTGGTATTGCACTCAACTACCAAAGTGTGGGCAGCGGTGCTGGGCAAAACCAAATCCGGAACCGCACTGTGGATTTTGGGGCCAGTGATGCTCCTATGAAACAGGAGGATTTGGAAAAAAACAACTTAGTGCAGTTTCCAACAGCTATGGGCAGTTTAGTTGCAGCAGTCCATGTGCCGGGTCTAGAGCGAGAGCAACTGAGACTCACTGGTCCAGTGTTGGCAGACATCTATCTAGGTAAGATCGTAAAGTGGAATGATCAACGCATTGTGGAACTGAATCCAACAATTCGCTTGCCTAATTTGGCTATTGCAGTGGTGTATCGCGCAGATGGCAGCGGAACAACCTTTGTTTGGGCCAGTTACCTATCGGCAGTGAGTGAGCAATGGCGCACCCAGGTAGGTACAGGCACCTCAGTTAAGTGGCCCACTGGCACTGGAGCACGAGGAAACGAGGGTGTTAGCGCCAGTGTGCGTCAGATCATGGGAGCCATTGGTTATGTGGAAAATGCCTATGCTCAGCAAGCTGGATTGGTTACCACGCAAATCCGCAACCGCGATGGACATTGGGTGAAGCCCACTCACAAGGCTTTTGAGGCTACAGCAGCATCTGCCAACTGGAACGTGCCTAACTTTGCTGTTGACCTCGTTGACCAGCCTGGCGCCAACAGTTGGCCTATTGTGAGTCCCACCTACATTCTGTTGCCGCGTGATCCTCGCAACCCCACCAACAGCCTCACAGTGATGCGATTTTTTGACTGGGCTTACACACATGGCGACGAGATAGCTGAACGGTTGGATTATGTGCCTATACCAGCTGTAGTGAAGGCCAGAATTCGCCAAACCTGGGCAAGTGAGGTGAAAGCCCCTGACGGTAACCCCGTCTGGAAGTGACGACGAGGTCGTGCCCCGGAACCCGGTTGCACTCTTGAGGGCACACAACTTGAGGCAGCAGGGCAATGTGCCGCGCTGCCTCAAGTCTTGGGTGTTGCGGAAATCACACATCAAAAAAATTGGCAATTTGGCAAAGAAAACGGTTGACACTGGGCCCAACTAGCTATATGTTGGGCTCATAGAGACAGGAGTTACCCAAATGGCTCGGTTGACGCGCACTGACACAAAGCTGCAAGAGATCTTGAACAGCCGTGGGGCACCCGACTTCAGCACCCTTGACTACACGGCCCCAGACTTCAATGTGAGGTATGGGCTTGCACTGAACTGGGTGCATCAGGCTGCTGAGCCGGAAGAGCTGATTCGCGAAGCGCAAGCGTATCTCACGCAGGTGGGCAGGCCCCACGATGCTGCTGTGGTCAAGAACGTTCCTTTTGGCACCCAGCAGACTATGGGTAAGATTGCTTACTGCCTCAATCGGGGAGCTCAGCTGAGCCCCAAGAGTTACACTTACATTGACAATGCGTTGCACCAGGCCAAGCCCAACACTGACATTGGGATGGAAAACCTCGCGCTCAGTGCCTCAGGCAAGCTCATTGAGGCATATGTGGCTTGCTATTCCCGGATTGACAACCTCAAAACCCTTGTGCTCAAGGGCAAGATGGAACTCCGGGAGCTGGCTGTGGAAATTGAAAAGATTATTACCAAATATGGTCATCCCAAGGTGCGAGTCCGCCTGCAGGAGCACTATGCTGAGGCGTTTGCTGAGGCACAGAGCGACAAGCTGATCCAGGACTGGCAGAAGCCTCTTAAGGCTATTGTGCGTGCACTTAACAGCAATGCGGAACCTGAGCAGGCTCGCCAGGACAAGGTTCTGCCCAAGGCGGTGAAGGCAGGCAAGGCGCCGGCACGCAAGGGCAAAGCTGTAAAGACGCAAGCCAAGGTTAAGGCTCCAGCAGCAGCCAAGCCCAGCAAGGACGCAGGAAAGCCCAGCGTTGCAGCCCAGGTGCGTGCGCTGATCCAAGACCACAAGGGCAAGGTAAATGAGGCACAGATGGTAGATGTGGTTGTCAAGGCCCTAGGCCTCACTACTGCACGCGGCAAGAGCGTGGTCAAAGCTTTCTGGGGCAAGGTGTAACAGGCTTTGACTCAAGAAACGCATCTTGAATTTGCCT